ATGGAGCAAAAGAAAGAAAAGATTACGCGCGACTGCCTACGCGCCATGAAGATAGGCGATACAGTGGTGGTGCAATGCAAAGACGGCTACGACATGGATAGTCAGAAAAACACCGCCTATGCAATGCAAAAGATGGAGAACTGCCGGTTTGCCTGCAAGTCAGACGGACTGACCCTAACCGTAACGAAGCATGGTAACAGTTAAGCCGGTGTGTGACCCCGATAGACGCTACAACCAGAAAGAGGCAGCGGAACTTTTGGGCGTGGAGCGGCATACCGTGAAGCGCTGGGAAGATAACGGCTGTATCAAATTCTTTGTGCGCAAAGCGGGCCGGGCAAAGTTCACCACCGGGCGGCACATAATCAAGTGCTGGGAAACTACCTATTTATAACAATTCAAATTTACAGAATATGAAACAATCATTTTACTATACAGTGCTTTTCGCGCTGGGCTTCATTGCCACTTTGGGCATTTTTTCAGAGCCGGACACGGCGTTAGATAACGTGCGATGGTTTACGGTCTTTTTCGTGACAAAGGCCGTGGGATTTGCAGCAGGGTATGCAGCATACCGCCTACTGGTACGCTGGGAAAAGCAGGGCAAAATACAAGTGTTAGACGATGACGAAATTTAATCACCAATAAATCAAATTTAGTATGCAACCAATTCAGATTAACGTACAGGTTAATGTCGGCTTAAATGCCGAACTGTACACGCTGTTATCAGCGGTGTTAAACCGTCCGGCGCAGGTGGCAGAACTGCCAGCCGCACCGAAGCCAAGCAAACCGGCGAAGTCGCAGACTAAGCCGGAAGTAGCCAACAAGCCGACCGGGAGCAAAGCCGAAACCGCAACGGATGCGCCGGAGCCTCAACCGACACCAGAGCCTCAACCGACACCAGAGCCGGAACCGGCGCAAGCCCCCGAACCAACACAGACCGAACAGGCTGGGCAAAAGGAGTACACGGAAGTAGATGTGCGTGCGGCGATGGATAGGACACGCAGGCGCATAGAGGGCGAGAACTACAAAGAGAAAACCGACAGCGAGGGTTACAAGCGGTGGCATAGGACGCTGACAGGGTGGTTTAAGAACACGGCCGCCATGTTTGGTGCGGAAAAGCCCAGCGCATTGCCGGACAGCGAGAGCCGCGCCAAGTTTATAGCCTGCTGCGATGCGGTGACTGTGAAGAATGATGAGTTAGTAGAAAATTGTCCGTTTTGACCTATGGGAAAGCACGCATTATTAAGTCCGTCCGCAGCGCACAGATGGATTAACTGCACAGCCGCACCAAGGCTGGAGGCTAACGAGCCGGACAGCGGTAGCAGTTATGCCGCAGAGGGAACATTAGCGCACGCCTACTGCGCTATGAAACTGAAAGAGTTTTTGGGCTACGACATTTCCGATGAGGTGGCAGAGATTAACGAGCTTAACGAGGAATACCACACGGGCGAAATGGACGAATACACCGACACGTACAAAACTATCGTGCTGGAGAAATACAACGCTGCACGCGCCACTGTGGAGGATGCGCAGCTGCTTATCGAAACACGGCTGGATTTCAGCAACTACATCCCGGACGCTTTCGGAACTGCGGACGCTATTATTATCGCTGACGGCACGATGGAGGTTATAGACTTCAAGTATGGCAAGGGCGTGAGAGTGTCCGCATACCATAACCCACAGATGATGATATACGCGCTGGGCGCATACGACCGGTTTAACTTCGAGTACAAGATAGACCGTGTGCGCATGACTATCGTACAGCCGCGTATTGACAACCTAAGCGAGTTTGAGTTATCCGTATCCGATTTGCTGGCGTGGGTAGATGAAACGCTGGTGCCGAAAGCACGCGAAGCCTACGAGGGTAACGGGCAGCAGAACCCCGGCGAGTGGTGCCAGTTCTGCAAGGTGAAAAGCAAATGCCGTGCGCTTACCAAAGTCTGCACGGATGCAGTCGCCAAAGACCCGAAACTGATAAGCACCGATGAGCTTGCCAAAAACGTACTGCCACTGCTGGCTACTGTTAAGACGTGGTTAGCAGGCGTAGAGGATTACGCGCTACAGCAGGCATTAAGCGGCGTACAGTTGCCCGGCTGGAAAATCGTAGAGGGGCGAAGCATACGGAAGATTACCGACCAAGACGCGGCAGCCGTGGCACTGAACAAAGCAGGCTACAAGACCACCGAGATATACAAGCCGCAGGAACTGCGCACCATTACCGAGCTGGAGAAACTGGTAGGTAAGAAACAGTTTGCCGCTATCTGTAGTGAGTATATCGAGAAGCCGCAGGGCAAACCGACACTGGCCCCGGAGAGTGACAAGCGTCCGGCGATAGACCCCGTATTAGATGATTTCAAGGACGTAAATGTTTAGCGATGCAGACAGTATTTGATTTTGTGATGCAGCACCCCTTTTGGGCATTGTATCTGGCTATCCTGCTGGGTATAGCTGTACATGGATTTAGAACGAATAAACAATAAAAACGGCCCGGCGTTCCGGGAGTGGATAAAAAGTTAAAGATATGATTACACCGATTGTAAAAGACACAAAGGTAGTGTTCGGCCCGTGCCGATTGAGTTACACACACGTATTCAGCAAGTATGCGCCGGATGGCGATACCGCTAACGGTAAGTACATGACAAATGTACTGATACCGAAAGAGGAAAAAGAAACCATAGCCGCGTTACAGCAGGCTATAGAGGCCGCAAAGAAAGCCGCCATAGTGTCGAAGTGGAGCGGCAAAGAGCCTAAGAAGCTGGATATGCCGCTGCACGATGGCGACACGGACAAAGAAGATGATACCTACGAAGGGCATTTGTACGTCAACGCCAAGAGCAACACGCGCCCCGGCATTGTGGATAAGAATAAAGCCCCGATAGTGGACGAGGACGATATTTATAGCGGCGTATGGGCTATAATGTCCGTGACTTTCTACGGCTACGACAAGAACGGCAACAGGGGCGTAGCGTGCGGCCTCAACAACATTATGAAGTACAAAGACGATGAGCGTCTGGGCGGCAGGGCTTCGGCTGAAAGCGACTTTGCCGATTTGGATATGGAAGATGACGAAGATTTATAAACTGGCATGACCCACCCCGGCGGTAAGGATTAAAGGCCACGGAGCCGCCGGGGTTTTCCAAAAAAAAAAGAAACAAGATGTACGATTTACTTTTTAACATAGCAGAACGATGTCACACCGCAGCCACAAGGCGCGGCAAAGACACCACAGGCGTAGGATGTATCAAGTCTTTGCGCATAGAGTTGGGCGAATACCGGAAAGCCGCCGACAGAAGCGCAGAAACACCCGAATTTGACGAAATAATAGAAAAGACGGACAAATTATCGGATGAAGATTTTACGGCTTACTACGAGGCTAATTTGCACAATACGGCGGCAGACGAACTGGCAGACATTCTGATAGTGGCCGCTACATGGCTATGGGAAGCCAAAGCGGAAGCAGGCGGCGACTTCAAGCCGGAGCGGTCTATAGATGTAATGCTGCTATCCGGGGCTGTGCAGTTTGTCTGCGGACGCATGGCAGACCGGCACGACATAGAGCGTCTGCGCAAAATGGTTAATCTGAAAATGCGGTTTAACGAGTTGAGAAAGGATTAGCCGGATGCGCGAGATAGGGATAGACATAGAAACCTACAGCAGCCACGACCTTACAAAGTGCGGCGTTTACCGCTATGTGGAGGCCCCGGACTTCGCTATACTGCTGTTTGGCTACTGCGTGGATGGTGGCCCGGTATCGTGCGTAGATTTGGCGCAGGGCGAACAAATACCAGCCGATGTGTTTGCAGCACTGACCAACCCGGCAGTAGTCAAGACGGCATTTAATGCGGCTTTCGAGCGCGTCTGCATAGGCAGGTACTTTTTCGGCAAACCGTTAGACCCTGCACAGTGGAAATGCACGATGGTACGTGCTGCACGCATGGGTCTGCCGTTATCGTTGGAGCAATGCGGCGAAGTGTTGAGGCTGGAAAACGGAAAAATGAAAGAGGGTAAAACGCTTATCCGCTATTTTTCCACACCGACCAAAGGCAAACGGCACTTACCAAGCGATGCGCCGGACAGATGGGATATTTTCAAACAATACAATATCCGTGATGTCGAAGTAGAGCAGCAGATTTTGGCGAAAGTGCGCAGGCTGGAGCCAGCCGCATTTGACGAAAGGCTGTACACGGTTGACCAGATTATCAACGACCGGGGCGTGCTGTTAGATAGGCAGCTGGCAGAAAATGCCACGCGCTTTGATGACGAATACAAAGCGCAGCTGTTAGATGAAGCCAAAGCACTAACGGGTCTGGAAAACCCGAACAGCCCGGCACAGATAAAAGACTGGCTGCACAAGGCTACGGGTATGTCGGTTGACAGCTTAAACAAAAAAAATCTGGACGATTTGGAAAACCAGCTTATCTACTGGCCGAAAGCGCAAAAAGTATTAGGCATACGGCGCGAAATGGGTAAGACCTCAACGAAGAAATACTGTGCTATGCTGGAATGTGTCTGCGATGATGGACGCATACACGGTCTGTTACAGTTCTGCGGCGCGGCACGTACCGGGCGGTGGGCTGGCAGGCTGGTACAGGTGCAGAACCTACCGCAGAACCATTTGCCCGATTTGGACTACGCGCGCAGTCTGGTTAAGGCAGGCGATTTGGACGATTTCGAGCTGAACTACGCTAACCCCACTTATGTACTATCCGAACTGATACGCACGGCGTTTATCGCCAAGCCCGGCTGCACTTTCCATGTCTGCGACTTTTCAGCCATAGAAGCACGTGTAATAGCGTGGCTGGCTGGGGAGCAGTGGGTATTGGACGTGTTTCGTGGCGGCGGCGACATATACTGCGCTACCGCAGGGCAAATGTTTCACTGCAAGGTAGAGAAGCACGGCGAAAATGCGGAACTGCGGCAAAAGGGTAAGATAGCCGTGCTTGCATTGGGTTACGGTGGCGGCGTGGCCGCACTGGAAAACATGGGCGGTAGCCGCATGGGATTAAGCCAGACGGAAGAAAAGGACATAGTAGTACGTTGGCGGTCTGCGAACCCCCGTATAGTCAAGTTCTGGGCTATCATTGAAACCGCAGCCGTAAGAGCCATAAAGACCGGGGAACGTATCACCATTAACAGGGGCATAGTCGTATCGTACCGCTGGGGTATGCTGCTGATAACCCTACCGTCCGGGCGAACTATCTGTTACCCACGTGCCGGTATCGGCATGGAAAGTAACGATGGCTGGAGAGGCGACCACGAGATTATCGAGTACGAGGGGCTGAACCAGACTACGAAGAAGTGGGAAAAGATACGCACCTACGGTGGAAAACTGACCGAGAACGTGGTACAAGCCATAGCCCGTGACATTCTGGGGCATATCATTCTGCGTGCAGAGGATGCAGGGCTACACATTGTTTTCCATATCCACGATGAGATAGTAGTAGAAGCCGAACCGGGGCAGACACTACAGAGCGTGGAGGCGATTTTTAGCAAACCTATTGACTGGTGCCGTGACCTACCACTGAAAGGCGCAGGCTACACGACACCTTATTACCTAAAAGACTAAGAGTATGACAGACAGAAGATTTTTAAGGTTTTACTATGCTGCTATAAAGCGGTACGGTGATAAACGCTGGACTGCGCACCATGACGTAATAGAGTTTAACCCTAACTACACGGTAAGCGTCAGCGGTTGTGAAAAAGGAGATTTCGAGTACAACGGCGATAAACCGTATATCGTGGAACTTTCCAACGGCACTAAGTTTTTGTGCTTTTTCCACAACTTCGGCGATGCGCTGGATGACGAAATACTAAGCGCACACGGCGAAGCAGCTAACACCTATGTAGGTGATGAGTGTGTAAAGAAAGTGGCAAAGAACATTAACAAATTAAACCAGTATTGATATGAACAATTTAAGCGACAGACAGAATTTGCGTTATGAGTTGCTGAAAGCAAATAACTATGATGTAGACAACGCCAAAAAGTGCTACGACTTTGTAGCAGGTGACGAACCACAGAGCCAGTCGATAGCAGGTACTACGAAACTGGCAGATGGCATTTATATAATGTACGGGAAACACGCTGTACTGTTTACCGGGCAGGAAGTATCGGCGCAGGGTTGCACGGGTATAGGCGTTAACTTCGGCGGTAAATCGCTGATTTTGGCGACAGAAGATATTAGCGATAATGGCATAGAGCTGACAACCCAGCAAGGCGGCACACGCTTTATCACCAACTACCACCAAGCCGCAGAGGATATGGACGGCAAAGCCGCCACGGACGATATACGCGACATTCTGAACATGGGTATATCTGATGATGAGTACATACCCAGTTTAGGTGAACTGTATTTTATTCTGGCGCATTTTACCCAGATTAACGCTGCACTGAAAGCCGTAGGCGGCGAACCGCTGCACGATGATTGGTACTGGAGCAGCACGCAATACAGCACGACCACTGCGTGGTATTTGATCCTCGACAGTGGCGGGAGCCACTGGGGTACTAAGGCTACGGGCCAGTTTAGGGTTAGGCCCGTTTCAGCATTTTTACCCCTAAACAGTTAATCTTTAGTAGTTAAACTTTAGCCCGGCGAAAGCCGGGCATTAAAATCCTCAGATATGAAATACTTTGCGTCCTGTAGTTTCGGGAAAGATAGTATAGCCACTGTGCTATTAGCCATACAACATAAAGAGCCGTTAGACGGCATATTATTTACGGAAGTGATGTTTGATGCGTCAAGAAATATATCCGGCGAAATACCAGAGCATATAACATGGATAAAAAACACAGCCATACCAAAACTGGAGAGCATGGGCGTTAAAACTCAAATCCTGCACAGTGACCGCGACTATATGTATTTTTTCAAAAACGCCGTAGGGGGGGGGGGAAGCACGCAGGCAAACTCTACGGCTTTCCACTGGCAGGCAAATGCGTGATAAATCGCGATTGCAAAGTTAAGCCGATAAAACAATATCTGCGGAATATGGGCAAAAACGTAACAGAGTACATAGGCATTGCGGCTGATGAACCGAAACGGTTACAGCGACTAAATGACCGCAAAATATCGCTGTTATCTAAATATGGTTACACAGAAGAAATGGCAAAGGAACTGTGCCGGAAACATAACCTGCTATCGCCTATATACGACACCGACACACGGGGTGGCTGTTGGTTTTGCCCTAATGCCAAAATATCCAGTTTATCCCGGTTACGCAAATTGCACCCGGACTACTGGCAGGAATTGGAGGCATTAAGCCATACGCCTAATTTATGCAGTTACGGATTTAGGTACGGGCAAACCTTACAGGAAGTATCGGCAAAGATAGATAAATACGATGAGAGGCAGAACATACGAGAAAGACAGTTATCACTATTTCCCGAATTAGAACACTATTAAAATATGATTGTACTAAGTTTATTTGACGGTATGAGTTGTGGGCAAATTGCATTACAGCAGCTGGGCATTAAGGTAGATAAGTTTGCCATAGCCCAGACAAAAGAACCGAAGCCGAGGAACTGCGGTAACTGCCTGCTTTGCATACATACCTATATGGGTAATGAATGTAGCCTAACTGACAACGCAGTGGACGATGGGCAGGACGGCTGTATAGATTATATCCCGGAGGACTGAACTATGAATGATAACGAGAATTTAAGCAGCATACCGGCACAGGTGGCATCCGAGCAGCTGCACAGGTTGTATGACCGTCTGGATGATGAGGCCACACCCTACGCATTGAGAGTAGGCAAAGGCGAAAACCATTTGAAAGCGATAACGATATACTGCGACGGCAAAGACGTGGACTATTTCACTAACATTCTGAACAATGAAATTTAAGCTGAAATATGATTTTACGGTAGATTTGGCTACGGCCCACACGCGCACATCTAAGAAGTGGCGTAACCGACACTGGCAATGGAGCGAGCTATTAGAGCGATGCAGCGAAACGAAGCGCACCGGCGAAACGGCGGCGGAGTACGCACGCATGAGCCGTGAGGAGCAAAGCAACATTAAGGACGTGGGCGGCTTTGTCGGCGGCTATCTAAGCGGCGGCATACGAAAAAACACAAACGTGCTGTACCGCAGTGTAGCCACACTGGATATAGACTATGGTACGGTGAACGTCTGGGATGACTTTACTATGGCTTTCAACTTCGCGGCCATGCTGTACAGCACGCACAAGCACAGCAAGGAAACACCGCGCTACCGTCTGGTATTTCCGTTGAGCCGACAGGTAACGCCAGCCGAATACGAGCCTATTTGCCGGAAAATTGCAGCCGAGCTGGGTATAGACCTTTTCGATGACACGACCTATGAACTACCGCGACTTTTCTACTGGCCCAGCACTTCAAAGGACGCGGACTATGTGTTTGAGTGGCAGGACGGCCCGGCGTGCAACGTTGACAAGATACTGGCGCAATATGTTGACCCGTTCGATGTGAGTGCGTGGCCGATGTCAAGCCGTGAGAACACGGTAATAGCACATGAGATAAAAAAGGCAGGCGACCCCACCGAGAAGCAGGGCATAATCGGCGCATTTTGCCGGGCATACACCATAGAGGAAGCGATAGAGCGGTTTTTAGGTGACTACTACGAGCCGACAGGCACGCCGGGGCGGTACACCTACAAGATGGGCAGCGTGGCTGGCGGTCTGGTGTGTTACGAACACAAGTTTGCATACAGTCACCATGAAACCGACCCGTCAAGCCGTCAACTGTGTAACGCTTTCGACCTGTGCCGCATACACCTGTACGGTGTCAAGGATGAGGGGAGCCGGGCAACGGACGTAACGCGCAAGCCGTCTTATGCGGAAATGCAGGAATTTGCCAGCAAGGACAAAAACGTAAAGCTGCTGATGGCAAGGGAGCGCAGCGCGTCCGTGGCTGACGATTTCGGCAGCGTGGAGGTGCCGGACGATTACAGCGATGAGTGGAAAGCCGATTTGGAGTACACAAAATCCGGCAAGTTGCTGGGGAACATCCAAAACATAATACTGATACTGGAAAATGATCCTGCACTGAAAGGCCACATAATACATGATGAGTTTACAGGCTTTGACGCTGTGGTGGGCGGTCTGCCGTGGAACAAGTCGGCAAGGAACTGGAGCGACCGGGACGATGCGAATTTGCGTGTATGGCTGGAAAGGAACTACGACATAACGGGAAAAGACAAAATCTATGATGCGACTACAGCCGTACTGACACGGCACAGCTACCACCCTATCAAAGACTATCTGAACAGCCTAAAATGGGATGGCACGCCACGGCTGGAGCGGCTGATTATAGATTATATCGGTGCGGAAGATACGGAGCTGAACCGGGCTATGACGCGCAAGCATTTCACGGCGGCGGTTACGCGCATATTCCAGCCAGGCTGCAAGTATGACTACTGCTTAATCCTTACAGGCCCGGAGGGCGCCGGAAAATCTACGCTGTTGGGCAAGATGGGCGGCAGCTGGTTTAACGACAGCATAACCACGACTGAGGGCAAAGAGGGCATGGACCAGCTGCGCGGCGCATGGATTATCGAAATGGGCGAACTTGCCAGTATCAAACGCAGCGATGTAGAGAGCGTGAAAGCCTACCTATCCAAGCGCATAGACATATACCGGGCCGCATACGACAGGCGCAAAGCCGAACATCCGAGGCAGTGCATTTTCTGCGGCACTACTAATGAAGCCCTATTTTTGAAAGGCGACAACGGGAACCGGCGATTTTGGGTTATCGCCGTTGACCCTGCACTGCGGAAGCACAAGGACTGGCAGGCGGCGTTAGACCGTGACCGTGACCAGCTTTGGGCAGAAGCCATGGAGTATTACAGGCGCGGTGAAAAACTGTATTTAGATGACCGATTAGAAGCCGAGGCAAGGCAGAGGCAGGAAGCATATAACGATGACAACGACGACCCTATGGTGGCTATGTTGTACAAGTTTCTGGATATGAAACTGCCTGCTGACTGGCCCACACGCGACATAGCGGACAGGCGCAGGTACATACGCACGCCAGACCCACTGCAAGCCGAGGGCGTGGAGGTGCGCACCAGAGTTTGCGCAGCCGAATTTGTCTGCGAGCAACTGGGCCGCGATATGGCAGACAAGGAATTTAAGTACCTGACACGTAGGGTTAATAAAATCATAGACAGTTTGCCTAATTGGGAGCCAGTCAGCACCAGCCGACACGCCGAAAGGTGGTATGGCCGACAGAGGGCATTTAAGCGGATAGATAATACGGAAAGTGAGGACGATATATAAGTAACGGATATGGCAGCAAACATTAAAATGTCAACAAAAAAATGAGCGAGCGAAAAAAGCATATTTGTTTTAGATGTCAACGGCATTTTTTGTTGACACGGTTTGTTGACACGGTTTGTTGACGCAAAAATATCTGAAAATCAAGCACTTATATAATTTGTCAACAAAGAAACAAAAAAAGTAGTAGTAAGATATAGTTAATGTGATTTATAGAGTTATACCCACTTATACGCATAAAAACGTATGTCTGTATGCGCGTAAAGGATATTATAGGAAAAACAAAAAATAGCGTTGACATGAAAAAGAACATAGCAAATATAGTCAAGCACGCCGATGTATCGGAGAAGATGATAGAACGCTACCTGTGCGACAGCGTTAAAAAAATGGGTGGTGTGTGCCTAAAGTACAGTAACGCTGGCATGGTGGGCTATCCAGACCGCATTTGCCTGTTATCCGGCGGCGTGGTTTTCTGGGTGGAACTGAAAAGCAAGGACGGCAGACTGAATGAGGCGCAAAAGATACGCATACGCCAACTGCGCGGCATGGGCCACACGGTTAACGTGTGCCGGAGCAAAGAGGATGTGGACGAAGTGTTAGAACCTTATAAAACATGTAAGCCATGAAAATAAGATGTGATTACTGCGGCAAGGAGTTTAGCCGCAGACCAAGCAGTATCAAGGAAAAGAACTACTGCTGCAAGGAATGCAGGCACGCAGACAAGGTGCAGATAGTAAGGTGTGACAACTGCGGTAAAGAGTTTGAAAAGTGGAAAGACTATGTTTTTGAACACAACTTTTGCAGCCGTGAGTGCGCAGCCGGATTTAACGGTGAAAGGCTTTCAGCCTATAATCGGCAGCACAACCCTACAGCCATGACACCAGAGAGGCGGCAGAAACTTCGGAACTGGCATTTAGGCAAAGGTGAGGGTAAGACCTATACAAAGACCTACGGACGGCATACCCACAGGATAGTAGCCGAGCAAATGTTAGGCAGGCCGCTAAAGCCCGGCGAAGTCGTACACCACATAAACGGGGACAAAAGAGATAACAGACCGGAAAATTTGATGGTTTTTGCCAGTCAAGCATTACACGCAGAATGGCACATTGCACATGATGGAACACCAAAGGACAGGAGGGATAGAAACTATGGAATTTAAGCCATACGATTATCAGAAAAAAGGCATAGAGTGGATTTTGACACATCCACGCTGTACTTTACTGTGGGAAATGGGTTTAGGCAAGTCAGTAGTAACCATGACCGCCATACAGCAGCTGATAGATGACTGCGAGATTAGCCGCACTTTGGTAGTGGCCCCTAAAAAGGTTGCGGAAACCACATGGAGTACGGAGGCCGAAAAGTGGGAACACCTGCACGACCTCAAAGTGGTTAAGGTTATCGGAACGGAAAAGCAGCGGTGTATGGCTTTGGCGCAGAAAGCTGATGTGTATGTGACCGGGCGCGATAACTTTGTTTGGCTGGTGGGCAAATACGGTGGCAAACTGCCGTTTGACGCACTGGTGATAGATGAGCTTACCAGTTTCAAGAGTGCAAAGAGCGAAAGGTTTAAGGCCATGCGCATAGCCGTGCCGAGCGTCAAACGTGTTATCGGTCTGACCGGCACCCCGGCACCAAACGGGCTTATAGACCTATGGGCGCAGATGTACTGTATAGACCAAGGCCAAAGGCTGGGCAAGTCTATCAGCAAATACCGTGAGGCGTATTTTGAAACGCACAAGTGGAATAACATAATAGTCCGCTGTGACGTGAAAAAAGGCTGTGAGGAAATAATAAGGGCGAAGATAGCCGATATATGCCTAAGTATGCAGGCAAAAGACTACCTGCAACTGCCGGACATGATAATGCACACAGCCAAAGTGTACCTAAGCGAAAAGACGATGGCGGCATACACCAAGTTTGAGAAAGAAAAGGTTTTGGAGTTCACCGCCGAACACGGAAACGAGCCTGCAAACATTCTGGCTAATTCAGCGGCAGGTCTGATGAACAAGCTAAGCCAGTTTGCCAACGGCGCAATATATGACGAAGATATGCAGGTACACAACATCCATAACGAGAAAATAGACCGGCTGGCCGAGATAGTGGAGGCAGCAAACGGTAATAGCGTGCTGGTATTCTACCAGTACAAACACGACATACCGCGTATCGTGTCAAGGCTGAAAGGCTATGAGGTAAGAGTATATCAAGGCGAAAGGGATTTGAAAGCCTGGAACGCCGGAAAGATAGACGTACTTTTGGCGCACCCTGCAAGTACGGCGTATGGGCTGAATATGCAGGAGGGCGGCCACTATATCGTATGGTTTGGCACCGGCTGGAATTTGGAACACTACCAGCAGGCAAACGCCAGACTGCACAGGCAGGGGCAGAAATACCCTGTTACGGTTTACAATCTGATATGCGCCGGTACGGTGGATGAGCGGGCCAGTGCCGCTTTGGAGGGGAAAAAGGGCGTACAGCAGAGCTTATTAGACAGTCTTAATTACTTAATACGGAAACACTGTGAGCAATAGGAAGCGTGTAAACATATCGTTAGACCCGGCGACTTATGAGAAGTTGCAAAGGGTACAGCGCGAACATGGGTTTAAGAACCTGTGCGAGCTGGTGGTAGCGTTTGCGCATATACTTATAGACCGTATGGAAGTGGCAGAGGAAAGGAAATACGATTTGCCCGAAGATGATGGGCGATATATAGATGCGATGTTTGACGACTTAAGCAATGTACACAGAGTGCCGGACGGAACGGTACCAGTAAGGCACAATAACAAGAAACTTAAATGATACTGATATATGGCTAAGGACAAGGAATATAACAAGCTGATACATACTACACGGTGGTTAAAGCTAAGACGCGATGTATTAACCGCACATCCTTTGTGTCAGAGGTGCAAGGATAACGGACTGCTGACCCCAGCCACAGAGGTACACCACATCCGACCTGTAGAGGAAGCGTTTACACACGCAGAGAGGGTGCAGCGTATGTATGACCCACACAACCTACAGGCATTATGCCACGACTGCCATGTTAAGGTACATACAGAGATGGGCAGGGGTGGCAAGGATGCGACACGAAAGCGCAACGAAAAGCAGGTGCAGGATATTATAAAAAAATTTTTTGGAAGCCCGGACGATTAGGCCGGGGGGTACTTTTTTAAGACGGGGGTAGTGCCGTTAAACCTCGCCCCCACTCTTTTAAGTGTGCGAGAAAATTTTTGAAAATGTGGAACTTTGGACGAAAACGAATAAAAATACAGATAAAATGGCGAAAACTGTTAATGATTACAAAACGGAGATAATAAAGGTGCTGAAAGCCCACAAGCTGTACAGCAAAGGTCTGGATATGCAGGTTATATCGCTTGCCAGTGCTTTGCGAAATTTGGAAATGGCAAACGACCAGATAGACACGCTGACAGAAACGACCGTGTGGGAGAAAACCCGGTACGGCGAAAAGTTGGCCCCACATCCTGTTTTCAAAATCGTCAAAGAAGCGCAGGAACTGGTAACACGCCAGATGAAAGCGTTAGGACTGACGGCAGAGGATTTGGCAGGAGAGGTGGAAGATGACCCACTGGTTAACCTTACCAAGAAATTAGCCAAGAAACGCAAGCAGCCTAAGATTATCAAACCGAACACCAACGAATGACAGAGGAAGAAAAGGACAAACTACGGCAAGCGAAAGCGGACGTTACCGACCTGCTGGCAAGCACCGACATAGACCGTTACCGACTAACCGAAGTGGATAGCCGGTTAGACGGCTATGTGCGCGAAGTGGCAAGCAACCCGGACGGGCATAACCTGTATGAGCAGCTGGCAGTAGCGCGGTTTTTCAGACTGTGCGACAAATACGGCATTAACGCTACCGAGGTGTGGCAGTTTTTCGACCTGTACGAAAGTCTGTACTTTCCGGGCAAGGCCGGACAGCAACGCTACAAGCTGACCCCTGTACAGGCTTTCCAGTTTGCCAGTATCTTTGCGTTTTGGCATGATGATAAACGTGTGGTGCGTGAAGTGGTGTTATATGTGCCGCGTAAATTCAGCAAGACAACCAGCACAGCGTCACTGGCAATATACGACTTGCTGTATGGCGATGCAAACGCCGAGAGCTACACCGGGGCAAACAGCAACGACCAAGCGAAAAAATGCTTTGATGTGATACGTGGCTGTATGCGGAAGTTAGACCCGAAAGAACGCAGGTACATAGTGAACGAACAGACCATTAAGAGCCGCAGGAAAGACCGCACGGCATTTGCGCAATGCCTTACCGCCAACGCCAGAACCAAAGACGGACTGAACGCCAGCACGGTAATTATGGATGAGTTTAGCCAAGCACGCAGCAGTGAGTTACTGACCGTGCTAACTACGTCTATGGGTGTGCGTGAAAATCCGCTGACTGTGATAATAACCACCGCGTCTGACGTGTTCGATGGGCCGTTTTACGAAATGCTACAAGGCTATAAATCAGTGCTGCTGGGAGAGTATGAAGATGACAGCGTGTTTGTGCATATTTTCGAGCCGGATTTAGACGACCCGGAAGATGCGGAAAGTACGTGGCGCAAAGTACATCCGCATTTGGGTGTGACGGTAAGTATGGATTTCTACAGGCAGGAATATAAAAACGCACTGCGTAACGGCAGTGAGGCCATGTTAGCTTTCCGTACCAAGCTGCTAAACTTGTATGCAGAGAATGAGCAGCGCAGCTGGATTAGCAGCACACTGGCACGCCACATAAGCAGGCCGATAAGCATAGATGGTATCAAAGGACGGCCCGATGCGATGGTAGCGATAGACCTAAGCGAAAGCGATGACTTTAGCGCGGTGACTATGGGTATGTATGACACTGCACATAAAAATTTCTTTTTCCACACATCCTATTTCTTTCCGGCTGGTGCTTTGCCCGGACACCCTAACGAAAAGCTGTACAGGGTGTGGGCTGAAAAAGGCTATCTGATATTGACCGATGGCGATGTGATAGACTACAGGCGCATAGTGGACTATGTACTGTATCTTAACCAGCACGTCCGGGTGTTGGGCATAGGCTACGACCCGTGGAAGTCGCAGGAGGTTATAAATATGCTGGCAGCGTCCGGCGCAGGCAACGTGATTAAGGGTGTGCGGCAGACCTACGGAGTGTTTACTGCGCCGGTAGAAAGTTTCGAGCATGGGGCAAAGACAGGCCATGTTTTCATAAACGACAACCCTATTAACGCCTACTGCTTTGGAAATGCTGTGCTGGATAGTGACAAGCTGGAGAACTGCAAGCCGGTGAAGCGCAAAGCGAACCAGAAAATAGACGGAGTGATAACCATGCTGATGTGTATGCGTCTGTTTATCGACTATGAGCGATAATTTTTTTGGGGGGGGCTGGTACCAGATACCCACTTTTCCGTGTAGGGTAGAAACACTTTATTTTTGGAATGGGTATTTTTACCAACATACGGAATTTTTTTAGGCGCAGCAACACTGACGGAGGCAGCGCAGAACCGGCGCAGACACCGCGCACGGGCGGTATTCCTTTGCTTGCATCCGATACCGCGCTGAATGTCGCTACAGTTTACCGATGCGTGAACCTGTTAGCGGACAGCGTGGCAAGTCTGCCAGTGCAGTATATGCGCAAAAAGGGTAACATCTTTGTGGAAGACCGCAGCGACCGTATGCACTATCTGCTGAATGTGCAGCCCTGCGAATATCTTTCAGCGATAGACTTCTGGCAGATGGTAGTGCGGTATGTGCTGCTGCGCGGTAACGCTTATATAGTGCCGGTCTATGACTACAACACTATGGAAGTGGGGCGGCTGGCATTGGTTGACCCGGCGTGTGTGGCGCATGACACGGTAAACGACACCTACACGATTAACGATGTACACGCAGGGATTAGCGGCGTGTATGATGAAAGCGAGATACTGCACATCAAAAACTACAGTTATGACGGGAAAACCGGGCTATCCACGCTGGGGTTTGCACGCATATCATTAAGCATAACCAGCACTGGCGACCAAGAAACGCTAAACCGGTTTGCCAACGGTGGTAATGTCCGGGGCATAGTTAGCAACGATACGAGCGTGCGCGGCTTTGGTGAGTACCAAGACAAGGAACTACAGAAAACGGCTATAGATTTGGATAGCAAGTTTAGAAACGGTGAGCGCATAGTATCACTGCCGGGGCAGGCTAAGTTTAACCCGATTTCATTAAGCAGCACTGATATGCAGTTTTTGGAAACACGCAAATTCAGTGTGCGCGAGATATGCCGTTTCTTTGGTGTGCATCCGTCCTTTGTGTTTGATGACACCAGCAATAACTACAAGTCTGCGGAAATGGCTAACGTGGCTTTCCTTACCAACACGCTAAATCCGCTGCTGCGCAAAATCGAAGTGGAACTGCACAGGAAATTAGTTGCACCGTCTTTGTGCTGTAAACGGAAATTCCAGTTTGACCGGCGCGGTCTGTATGCGTGTGATTTGGATAGTCGTGTTAAGTACCAAGCCCAGACGATAGCCGCAGGTCTGTACACTGTGAACGAATGGCGGCAGGAAGAAAACAACCCAGCCGTGGAGGGCGGCGATACCGTTATGGTGTCGGCTAACCTCAAAAGCATAGAGGAACAGACTACGCAGCCGGAACCACAGGCACCGGCAGAACCCGAACCAGATATTAACCAAGAGCCGGGCAATGAACCGGACGAAAACGGAGATACAAGCAATGGCGAAGAATAAAGACGCAGTAATAAACCGCATACTGCACACCGTAACCGATTTGCGTGTGCGTGAAGCCCCGGAGGGTGAAGCGGCCAGTAGAACCATTACCGGCTACGCTATACTGTTTGGCGTGCCGTCCGCACCGCTGTACGATTGGGAAGATGAGGAAGCACGCGAAGTTATTGCGCCGGAGGCAGTGACTAAAGAACTGCTGGACGGCTGCGACATTAAGATGACAATGTTTCACGATCGGCAGCTGATTTTGGCGCGGAGCAAGAACGGCGCAGGCACACTGAAATACGGCGTAGATGACAAAGGCGTGTACTTTGAGTTTGAGGCCCCGAACACGGTAGATGGTGACAAGGCACTGGAACTGGTAAGGCGCGGCGACATATCCGGCTGTAGCTTTGCTTTCAGCACTCACTACTACGACAGTGCGTATGTGCAGCGAACAGTGCAGCGTGTGGACGGCAAGACTATCATAACCTACACGGTTAACGTGATAACCGGCATATATGATTTCACACTGGCGGCTGACCCTGCATATCCAGACACCAACTGCGAGGCAGAGGTACGCGAACTGATTAGGGAACTGCGAGAGCAGGAACAGCCGGACGGCAAAGAGGAAAGGGAAAAGAAAGTGCGTGAGCAAGTACGTGAAATGCGCCGTGCTGCAACGCTATCACTATAACGAATGTTTAACCACTTAAAGTTTAGTTTTTGTATGAAAAAGGAAAAAACGGTAAATGTGCGTGAGTTGGTTAATAAGTATCAGGCCAACTGCGACCGTATCGGTGAAATAGCCGATGCGTGCGAAAGAGAGCAGCGCGAGCGTACAGAAGCGGAAACCGCCGAGTATAACGCGCTACTGCGTGAAAACCAACTGCTGCAAATGAAGATGCAGGCAGTGGCGGTGGAGAAGCTGCGCGAGAACCCTAACACCGTGGAGGAGGCAAACCGCATTATCCGCGAGAACGTGGCAGCAGGCCGTCAGACGCAAATTATGCTGGTGCGTGATTTGGTGATGGTGGCCGACACTACCGCCGGTGGAATTGTGCCTGTTAAGGTGCAGGACATTTTAGACCCGTTGGTAGAGGGGCTGATTTTGGATAAAGTCGGTCTGCCTATGCCTACAGGTCTGGCAGGTGATTACATCTGGCCCACCTACGAAACTGTGGAGGCAACGATACAGGGCGAGGGCGTGGCACTGACTGACACCGAAATTTCGATGTCCAAACTGACCGCTTCGCCCCAGCGTATCGGTATCGCTATCCCGGTTACACGGCAGGCGATTAACCAGACCGAGGGCGTGGTAGAAATGATTGTTAAGAAGCTGATGCCGCTTTCGGTTACAATGCTTCTGAACAAAATCATGTTTAGCACTACGAAAGTTACAAGTGCTACGACACTGGTAGGCCCGTTTGTGGCATTGGCAAGTAGCCCGGTAGAAGTGAGTGCCGAACCTACGTTCAAGGATTTCAACAAGGTTAAGGCAAAGGTACTGGCTACCGGCGTTGATGGTGAACACCTTTGCTGGGTTATGACTAAGGCGCAGAAAGCTATCGCCGAGGCAACCCCGAAAGATGCAGGTAGTGGCATTATGGTTTGTGAAAACGACCATATCGCAGGTCTGCCGGTATTCACTACAAACTATATCGGTGAGGGCTTTATAGGTCTGGGCGACTGGCGTTACCAGCCTATGGGTCTGTTTGGCGATATTTCGTTTATCATTGACCCGTACAGCCAGGCACGTAAAGACGCTGTGGATTTTGTGCTGAACGTGAACTACGGCACTACCACGCTGCGCACAGAGGCTTTTGCGCTGGCAAAGTGCAAAGCCGCAGCAGGTGTAGGCGGCTAATGAGATTAGGAACATAGGTTTAGTTTTATAAGATTGTTTGATTATGGCTACAGTGGATATAGCACTACTTAAATCGCACGTCCGGGCAGATGACTTTAGCGATGATGACCAGTATTTGGCACAGTTGCTGGAGGCAGCGGAAGAATATGTAACGACCGCTACCAACCGCAGCGCAGATGAATTGCTGGAAATGGGGGACGGTGAGCATTTACCGGCTACGTTACAGCAGGCAGTTTTATTGATTGCCGGACACTGGTACAACCAGCGCGAAGCCGTTAGCGGCGTGCAGATGGCGGAAGTGCCATATACACTGCAAGCCTTAATTAAACCTTATCGCAAACTGGTAGATGACGTTACGGAATGAGGGCAGGCGCACTGAAATATAAGCTGGAACTACTGGAACCGAAGCGCACCACAGACCGCATGGGAGCGGAAAAGGTAGAATATACCAAGACGCGCACCGTGTGGGCTGAAAGGGTTAGGGCTACAGGCACAGCCAGTGAAGAAGTCGGGGAACATTTCCCAGACTACACCGTAGAGTTTAATATACGGGACGCACACCCGGTACAGGAAAACTGGAGGGTGCGGCAGCTGGGCGGCTATCTGTACACTGTAACGAACATTATACCAAATCTGGATAAGGGCTATAAAACCCTGTTATGTGAACGAGTAAACGAATAGTTACCATTATGGCACGAAGTGTAGCCTACGATGATAGGAATTTGCAGCAGTTATTTGCTGAACTGGAGCCAAAACGCAGATTACAAGCGATAAAGGGCGGCTTTCGCAGGGAAGCCAACAAAGTACGAAAGACGGCGATAAACAATCTGCGTAACAGCGTCCGTTCTAACAAGGATTTGGAAAAGGGCGTGCGTGCGATAGTGTTCAAGCGCAAAGCCGGATTTCGGGTTACGGTAGGCACAAAGAAAGCCGGGAAGAATGGCAAGGGCGAAGCAGGATTTCACACGAACCGCCAAGGCCTCAAAAAGCCGGTGTTAATCTGGGTGGAAGAGGGAACGCAGGAGCGAAAGACCAAAGGAAACGGCGGCAAACGTGCCGCACGGCGCAGGTCTGCACACAGGACGGGACGCATGAGGCGTTACGGTTTTATGACACAAACGCTGAATGACGTAAGAGATACTGTTACTGCCGACATTCACGATATGGTAACTGATAATGTCTTAAAGATAGCGCAAAAGTATGGGTGTAAGTAAGTCAAGTTTAAGTGCCGGTGAAATTATCCGGGATATACTGGCTAATAACGCAGAAGTGGCCGCACGTGCAAAAAAAGTCTTTCCAGTGGTGGAAGATAGCGCGGAACTGCCATACATAGTGTACAGGCGTACACAACTGGAGCAGGAACCGGCAAAAGGCAGGCGCGGTGCTGACACGGTGGGCATTGAGATACTTTGCTATACGCAGCACTATACGGAGGGCGTGGAACTGGCGGAAGCCGTGCGCGATGCGCTGGATGGAGCGCAGGGCGAGAAAGACGGTTTGGTTATGCGCAGCTGCTATCTGGCAGACAGCGAGGAAGCATGGCAGGACGATGCCTATGTACAGCAATTAGTGTTTAATGTTAAGATATAAAGAATATGGCAAAAAGCGGATATTGTAACGGTAGCGATATGCTGCTGTATGTAAACGGCAAAGCCGTTGGAAGTTGCACTACGCACACTACCACATTCAACAGTGAAACCAAAGAGCGTGCGGTTAAGCCTGTAGCGTCCGCGCCCCTAAGCAGCGGACTGTGGAAGAAGAAAGACGTAGTAGGTTTGTCGTACTCTATCAGTGCCGAGGGTCTGGTATTCTATGACGAAACGGAATGTGGGTTTAAGATCCTGTTTGCGCTGTGGAAAGCAGGCAAGCCGGTAACGGTTAAGTGCATGGAACGTGATAACAGCGATGAACCCTATCTGGAGGGTGGCTGCGTTATTACTTCGCTGGAGCGTACAGACCCGGCGCAGGATGACAGCACCTATAGTATCAGTCTGGAAAATGACGGTGAGCCTACCACACTTGATGAAAGTGCTATTACTGAAAATACCGTAGACGCAGAAGGCTAAGAGTATGGCGAAAGTTGAGGTTACTATTAACGGAAAGGCATACCCCTGTAGGCCGACTATGGGGGCTATGCTGCGTTTCAAGAAAGAAACCGGCAAAGAGGTAACGGAGATTACCAACAGCGGTTTAACCGATTTGTGTACTTACCTGTACTGCTGTGTTGCGTCCGCTTCGGCTGCGGACGGCGTGGATTTCAAAATGTCGCTTTTGGAGTTTGCCGATGCGTTAGACCCCGAAGATATGGCGGCATGGGCAAACCAGATGCAGCAGAACAACGGTACAAACGGAGAAAATGCAGATGGGTTAGAAAAAAAAAGCTGAAGCCCTACGGCATATTTGATTTATTAGGTATCGCGCTGGGCTGCATACGGCTAAGTTATGACGATTTCTGCAAATTGGACTTTGAAGAATTTGCGGCAGTCTATAAAGCCTATGCAGAGCAGCGCGATACTGATTTTAAGGACAACTGGCAACGGATGCGCCTACTGGCTACCCTTGTTATACAGCCGCATTTGGATAAGCGGCACAAGGTAACGCCGGAAAAGTTACTGCCTTTTCCGTGGGATAAGGCGAAAGCAAAGAAACAGCAGGCACGGATTACGCCGGATAAACAGCGTGAACGGATGGCCGATTTGGTAAAGAAATTAGGTGACGAACTTATATAACAGCAGCTATGGCAGGCAAAAGCACTATTAGCATAACATTCAAGATAGACGGCGACAGCAAGGAGTTTAAGGAACTGATAACCGATGCGGACGGGCTGAAAAAGGTAATACAGTCCACCATAACGCAGTCAGACAACCTTAAAAAGTCGCTGATAAACTGGAGCCAAGGCGTACAGGCGATTAGTGCCATAACGGACACTATCGGCAATGTTTCGTCTGCTTTGTCGCAGTTTTCAGACCGCATGAGGAGCTTACAGTCGGCAAACATAATGATAACGCAGCTGACCGGGAAAACAGGCGATGAAATGCTGAAACTACGCAACAACGTGCAGGCGGTGGCAGAACATTTTGGCGCAGATTTTAACGAGGTGCTACAGTCCGCAAACAACCTATCTAAAGCGTTTGGCATTAGCATAGACGATGCGATGAAGTTAGTGCAGGATGGGTTTGTTAGTGGAGCAAACGCAAACGGCGAATTTCTGGACACACTGAAAGAATATCCGCGCTATTTCAAGGAAGCCGGGCTATCAGCGGAGGATTTTGTAGCCATTACGACCAACGCTGCACAGCAGGGCATATTTTCCGACAAGGGCGTGGATGTTATCAAGGAGGGTAATTTGCGCATACGCGAAATGACTACAGCCACTGCCGATGCGTTGAATAACATAGGCATATCCGCAGAGCAGGTGCAGGCGGATTTGCAAGCCGGGAGCATAACCACGTTTGACGTTATGCAGATGGTTGCGGCCAAACTGAACGAGCTACCGGCAAGCAGCGCAGCCGTAGGCACAGCCATAGCGGACATTTTCGGTGGGCCGGGTGAAGATGCAGGGCTGGAGTACATAAAGACGCTGGCAAACATACAGCTGAACATGGACGCAGTGAAAGCGGCCACGCAGGGAACGGCAGAGCAGCAGGAGAGGCAGATACAGGCGCAGGAAAATATAAAGAACGGACTAACCAGCCTTATAGATTTGTCGGCTATCTACACGGATGTAAGGCCCTATGTGGATTTGACGGCACAAATAGGCATGGCGGCGATGGGCATAGGCAGTCTGATTAAGACTGTTAAGGCTATGAATATCCAGCAAGCCATATTAAAGACGCGCATAGTGGCCGTGGCTGCTGCGCAGAAAATGGTAACTATCGCTACTACCACATGGACTGCCGTACAAAAAGTGCTTAATTTGGTGCTGACGGCTAACCCTATCGGCTTAATCATTACCGCTATAGGCTTACTGGTAACGGCATTGATACAAGCATATAATAACTGTGAGGGCTTTAGGCAGATTGTCGATAAGGTCTGGGAGGGTATTAAGCCGCTGGCAAGCGCCATTATGAACGGTTTGGCAAAGGCTTTCGAGTGGTTGGTAGAAAAGTGTAAGGAGGCGTGGGAATGGCTTAAAAACATTTTGGGTTTAGGTGGTAAGAAAGTGGAGGTGGCAGTAGATGTGTCGCGTCCTAAGACCGCAGCACCTAAAATAGATTTAAGCGGCGGCAAGACGGACACGGGCAGGTATAATTACACCCCGACTGGTAAGAAAAGCAAGGGCACAACTGATAATAAGCCGCTGTGGACGGAAGATGCAAAGACGTTAAAGGAGATAACCGATAATATCCAGATACTTAACGACAAGCTGCAAAGTGCGTCTGCTGATGAAGCCGTACTGATTAACCAGCAGATAGAGGGCTGGGAAAAGAAAGCCGAAGCCATTAGGAACGCCGGAAAAGCCACGGAAGATAATACCCCACTGTGGACGGAAGATGCAAAGACGTTAAAGGAGATAACCGATAATATCCAGATACTTAACGACAAGCTGCAAAACGCTAATGTCGATGAGGCCGCTATGCTTAACCAGCAGATAGAGTCATGGAACAAAAAAGCAGAAGCGATTAAAAACGCAGGCAAGGCAGTGGATAATACCCCACTGTGGAAAGAGGATGCAAACACGCTGGAAGAGATAGGCGATAATATCCAGATACTTAACGACCAACTACAGACAGCCACTATAGACGAAGCCGCACTGATTAACCGGCAAATAGAGGCATGGAACGAAAAAGCCGATGCGATTAGAAATGCCGGAAAAGAGGCCGAAAAAACAGCTGTTAGTACGGGCAAGGCTTTGGAAAAAGGCTGGGGCGGCATTAAGAGTATCGGCAGCAGCATAGAGGGCATAACGGATGCGCTGAAAGGCAACGGAAACGCATGGCAGTTGGTAACAGGTATTGTGGATGGCTTCATAGGTTTATACGAGGGCATACAGACTGTTGTAGGAATAATTAACCTACTAACAGGTGCAAGTGCTGCACACGCCGCCACGAAAGGTGTAGAGGCTACAGCAGAAACTACGGAAGCCACAGTCCGTGCCACATCCGCCACAACTAATGCCGCAGCTTCAGCGGCTATAATTACTGCGAATAAATTAGAGGCCGCGAGCTGGAAAGAATTAGCGGCAGCAAAATATATGGCCGCTCACGCTTCTATACCGTTTGCAGGCTTCGGCATAGGTGCTGGCTTTGTTGCATCCATGCTGGCTGTAGTGGCGGCGGCTGGTGTTCCTATGCTTGCCGAGGGCGGTATAGCGTCCGGCCCCACGCTTGCTATGGTTGGTGAGTATGCAGGGGCGAGCGGAAACCCGGAAGTTATCGCGCCACTGGATAAGCTGCGCGGTATGCTGAAAGAACCGGCAGGCGTTGATTTCGGCAGGGTTGAGTTTGAGATTAAGGGGCGCACGCTGGTAGGTATATTGAACAAGGAAAACGAAATTATTAAGCGTAACTGACATGAAGCATTTACGATATATGGGTGAATTTGTCAGCGTGGCCGGGATTATCTGGCGCGTTGAAATTTTGCAGGAAGCAGACGCAGATTTTGAAGTTATAGGCAGTCTGGCTTTTCCTGCTGACGAGCCACTGGTTATAGAATGGGGCAACAAGAGCAAAGAGGAAGTAATATGTAGCAGTGTAGCCACGCTTAAAATAATCAGTCCGGGCGACCGAACCTATGAAGATTTGTACAGCATAGAAGTGGGGCGCGTAAGGCTGGACGTGTACCGTAACAATGCGCTATACTGGAGTGGTTGCATAGACACCGAATTTTACGAAGAACCATACGAAATGCTAAATGGCTATGAAGTCAGTTTGACTTTTAGCGACTTTGGCGTGTTGGATAGGCTAAAGTATGATTTGGCCGATATGCGAACACTTTATGAGATTGTTAATTACTGTGCCGGACGCTGTGGTATAAACTGTGGTGGCATAGACGATAGTCTTATTAGTACGCAGCTAACAGCGTCCAGCGGTGCATTAAGCCTAAAATCTTTGCAGGTGCGCAGTGATAATTTTTATGATGAGGACGGCGAAGCCTCAACATTGGCAGAAGTTATCGAGGGCATTTTACAGCCATTGGCACTACGGATGATACAACGGTGCGGAAAGATATATATCTATGACCTCAACGGCTTATATAACAAAGCGTCTGTAAAGCAAATAGTCTGGGACGGTGACAGTCAGACTATGGGCGTGGATAAGGTCTATAACAACGCAAAGATAACGTGGAGTACCTACGCGCAAAGCGGAAACCTTTTGCCAGATAAATGCTGGCCAGAGAGCATAGAAACTGATGCGTCACTAATGGCACTTAATAATCTGGCAGGTGGAAGCAAGAACGGCGCAAATTATTTTTCGTACCATTACAGCACGGTATTAGATGACTGGATAGACGCTACGGACTGCGGTTTTACCATTTGGACTGCTACCGAGGGGAATAACGCAGAGTTAGGCGAAAATGTACGCTTTTTCAAAATCGTGCCGCAGTATGACGGAACAGAAAGTGAGGGTATTGCTATTTATTGGAAGTCTGTACAAGGTATAAAGCGGAGCTGGGGCAGTGGCTGGAGTGCTTTTTATGGTAGCCGGGGCAATGGTAGCAGTAACATTCCCGGTACGTCTATTGACACCATAGGCCCGGCCTTATTCAAATCAAGCAAAGTATGGTTACCACCGGTAGCTGCGTCTAAAGAACTAATAGTGCGTATCGCTATAGATTTGCTGTTAGACCCACGGTTTAACCCGTTTGAAACCGCAGCAAATCTGATGAAAGGTGTAGAGCAAAAAGACTGGTACGACCTGTTTAATACCTATGGGAATTTTATATACGTGCCTGTTACGATTAAGTTTCAGCCGGATGGAAGTGATACCGTATATGTATGGACTAACAGAAGCATAGTAAAACGGAGTATAAGCAGCCCTGTAACAACACTTAACGGAACGTATGGAAGCTGGGTAGCATATACAAATGACAATATCCCTAACGATTGGGGCTATCTGTGCTACTATGATGCAAAAGACCATGTAGATACCAGCGGCGTATTAGGATGGAAACAGAACAGACCGGCTATAAATCCGCATAAAAGTCAGTTAATATCTGTGCTGGAAAATGCCGAAGCCGGGCAATACATACCATATCCGAACTACGGAGGGCGCGGCGGCAAACTATGGGTAGAGGTACACGGTGCCGGTTGGTATATAGTGAATGAGGGTACGGAACTGGAACGTAGCGAGAATGGCCTAAAGGGATTATGGAACAAGGTAAGCTGGGTTTTGATGAAAATCCCAGAAATAGAGATTATGAATAACACGCAGTTTGACCAAACTATAAGTACCGATGATGTAGAATATAATGCGGAAATAAATAGTGCGGCTAAGGAGGCTATAGAGATAGACACTATTTGCGGTACGAGCGCAGAGGGTGTGCCGACTGCAAGAGGTGCGTATTTTGATGTTTCTACCGGGAAGCAGATTAAAGAGCTGACACGAGCCGGGCGGACTACGCAGGTAGAAGATTTGTTAATAGGCACGTTATATAGTCAGTTTGGGCAACGCCGCACGACATTAAGCGGCGAAGCACAGATAACGCACGACCCTATAGCAACATACAAAGAAGATAATCAAGGTGACAAAAAGTTTATACTTGTGGAAGATGTGCAGGATGTGATTAAGGACACCAGCGACACTACATTTATAGAACTAAGACCAGATGAATATACCCGTAATGATTAGAGGCTATGGCAGTATATGAATATAAACTAAAAACATATAAGCGCGGCGCACGTCCGCGCAGTGAAAGGTTGCGAGAACTGGGAGGCGAAAGCACTGGTAGCGGTGGCAGCACTGTTGTAAGCGTTGGCGGTGGTGGCAATGTGGTTAGTGCGACAGACCACACACACGCAAACAAGAATGATTTGGATAAGATTACAACGGATGCTAACGGTTATTTGTATTTAACGCAAAACAAAGAAACACAAGACGATGAGGGTAACGACATTATCGAGCGAGTAACCGAGAAAGTGAAAGCCGGGTTTGCTGATATGGCCTATGACCTAACCGAGGACAGCCCGGTTAGGGAGCAGTTTTTATCCCGACTGGCAGACGATGTAGCCAAAGGTAATTTGACCTTTGAAAAAATGCTTACCGTGCTGGGGTTGTCCTTATTCAAAGGCGGTGCGCAGTTTGGCGAGTTTATTAAGTCCCTGTACGCAGGAAAGGGCGCAGGCATAGATGAATTAGGGAACGCCGAATTTGAGAGCGTCCGGGTGCGCAGCTACTTTGAGTGCATGGAGCTGATAATAAACCGCCTATCAGCCATAGAGGGCGACCAGATACTGACGGAAGCGGACACCATAGAGAGCGTGGACGATTTGGGCGATAACTGCTACGGTTTGCATCTGCGCAGTAAATGGGAGGGCTATTTTACTGCGCAGTACCCTAATAATGTGCTGAAAGGTATCATTAACACGCTGGCTACCGGCAGTGGCGTATATTACACCAGTTGGATGCGTGTAAACAGTGTGAACACTGCTAACAACTATATCGAGGTGACGTTATACCCGGACAGCGAAGTACCGGCAGGAACGAATTACCCACCGTGTGAAATGATGAAGATAGCCCGGTGGGGAAACCAGACCGACACGAAACGGCAGAGCTGCATATACCTATCCAGTACCGAGGGGCGCATAGTGCGGCTTACTGGGGTAACAAAGCCTATCATAGACGCAACGAATTACGGCGCAACTTTCGGCACTTTGCCGGAGTTCCTGTTAGCGATGGACTTGCCTATTATAGAGGGGCAGGACTATGTATATGCGCGTGGGCTGATAGTGCAGGACATTATACGCATAGACTATCAAGGCCAGCCGGTATGTGAGATTGTAGACCGTGGGCAGTGGAGCGCGGATGCGGACTACTACTGCAAGGCGTTGAACCCTACCACGGGGCAGTACGAGATTTCGGATGTATGGTATATGGGCTGTAAGTACCGATGCACCAAGACCGGCACAAAGACGGCCCCGGCATGGAATAATACCGACTGGGCGATGATAGAGGGCAACCCGGAGTTTACCGTAGAGTTTGCCGATACGGACTACATATTTGACCCCGACAGGTTTGCTTTGACACTAACTATCATAGCCAAGCTGTATAACATTGACATAACGGATGACATACTGGATGCGGATGTGCAGTGGACGCGCTACAGCGAGGATGCAAACGGAAACGAGCGTGTGGCGTCCGATACGGCATGGGCGTTAAAGCGAGCCAACGAGGGCAAGTCTATAGACCTGACGGTAGCGGACTGCGATTTTAACGGGTATATCCCTAAAACATTGAAATTCATAGCGACAGTTACGCTGCGTGATGGTATGGGTAATGAAGCTGGTACCCAAAGTGCAGTTTTCGAGTATTAGTAGAAAGGCATGCGATATGAAAAAGATTATAGACTATTTCGGAGCAGACGGTTTGCTGCACATTATCTGTTGCATGGTGATTATGCAGCTGTTAAGCAACTTTTTGCCTTTGTGGGCGGCGGTTTTGATTACTGCTGCTATCGGTTTGGGCAAAGAATATATCTGGGATAAGCAACTGAAAAAAGGTACGTTTGACAAACGCGACCTGCTGGCAGATTGCGTAGGTATTATTTTAGGACTGATTTAATGCGCAGATGGCATGAAAACAAGAAGATTTGATTTTAACTGGAAGCCGCTACAGCTGCAAATATCATTTTCCGTGGTAGGTAGTGTGCCGGATAAGCAGAACTACAGTACCGACACGCAGGAATATACGCCGGATTACACGCTAACACCGTTAATTATCCAGCCTGTTATATCTGTGCTGGATAAGGACGAAGTGGTAGCCGCAGGACGCATTAACCATGCGCTGACAAACATACGCTGGTATGAGAACATAGACGGCACGCAAAAGCTGATAGACGCGAATAATGCCAGTTATGAGATAACCACCAGTGGGGGCGATGCAGGGCGTATCAGAGTAAAGAAGAACGCCGAGCCGAAAGTACCTATTACGCTGGTGTTCTATGCCGAGTATGTGGACAATCGGAATGGGCAAGTATTGATTATACAAGGCAGCTACTTAATCAGCTGTAGCAGTGCATCCGACCAAATAAGGGTAGAACTGGACGCGGCAGACCAGACCGTGTTTAATCCTTTGACGGACGGACGGACGCAGACCGTGACGGCTACCGTTTGGCTGGGCGACCAAGTATGCCCCAGTAGCAAATACGCGCTGGTGTGGGAAGTGCAGGGCGAGGATGGCAGCTGGCATGAAGCCGAAACAGACACGGTGATGGACTATGACATTACCGTTAATGATGACAACACGGTGACGGTAGATAAACGTCTGATGGGTGCTGAAATGTATTTGCGGTGTAGGGTTAAGTACAGCGCAGATGGTGCCCCCGGCAGCGTAGCTTTGACCGATGCAAGCCCGCAGGCGGTTATCAGTTTCGTTAGGCGCATACCGAAATATGAGTATGAAATGACGGGCGTACCTTACAACATCCCGGCAGGCATACTAAGCATAGCACCCACAGCCATTATCCGAACCACTAACGGAGAGATAGAGGATGCGGAAAAAGAGCTACTGCCGCTGTGGTATATTGCTACGAACAAAGCGAGTGGAAGCCTAAGTTATTCACTGGTGGCGCAGGGCATAAACCCGGTGATACCTACCGCCAAAATGGATGACAACTACGGTGCGGTTATCGGTCTGGACGTTAAGGACAGGGGGTATATAGGCGCACTTATAGATAATGCTGACGGCGCGGTAATATGCGACGCTGACGGCGCAGTAATGGTTATTCACTAAAAGTTTGATTATATGGCACGCTACATTAAAGTAAATCCAAAGGTGGCAAGACACCTAAGATTAGAGAATGACCGCAACCAAGTTGCGGATGGTAACTATCTGCTGTGGCAGGCTGATATGCTTGCATTTGGCAGGCTAACCGAAATGCCGAGTATATTAGCGCAAATCGGGGGCCTATCCTTACAGGCACACGAAGCGAGAGAGGAACAGGACGGTACGGTATTAAGAAAATTGCCTATCGCCACTGACCCACGGTTTGCAGAGGATGTGCAGGAACCGGCAGAAGATACCGGCATGGGTGATGAAACAGAGATACCGATACTGGGCAATGAAACCGAAGATGGCGAAAGTCCAACGGATGAAGAAACCGAAGCTGGAACGCAGGAGCCAGACGATGCGGAGAATGAAGCGCAGAAACAACCCGAAACGGAAAGCCCGGACACGGCAGAGGATGCGCAGGAAACTACCGACACTGACAGTACGGAAGAAACCGCAGACGTAGCAGGAACAACCACAACCATTAACGAAGAAACGGAGGCTTAACGATGAGTACAGCAAGCACCAGCAGAACCATTAAGTTTATCAGCAAGGCCGGAACCTACACGGCTGTTATCATGTCGCCCAGCGGCGACCTGTACCAAGAATATGAGGGCACGACTAATGATGTTACCGCCGTGTACCCGGATTTTGAAACGCTGAAACCGATACTGTATTTTGTCTGCACCAGCAGCCGTGTAGCAGAGGGCGTGGCAGACCCGGACGCGATGGAGTATTATTTCAATGACCAAAAGATTAGTTTCAGCGGCGGTGTATCTACAGGCACTTTCGCAGGCTTTTTCAAGACGGTAGCACCGAGTGGCGACCAGATGTATTACGGCCTGCAAATCCTTAAAAACATTGCGGAGCTGGCAGGTTATGCCCCGGCTGTTATAAAAATGGTTGCTACAGTCAGCTATGGCACCCAGAGCGACCAGATACAGGCCACATATACCATACCGATACAGCAAGCAACTGGCAACAGTTACCGTGTCACTATCGCGGCAGGCGACACAAAGAATTTCGTTATAACAGAAAAGGGCGGCAGCTGCATTCTTAAAGCGATGGCATACCAGAGCGGTAACGCGCTTACAAAAGATTTGTCTTACAAGTGGGAAAAAATGGGCGCGACTGGATGGGAAGAATTGGGCGGCAAGACCAGCCAGACACTGACCGTTTCGGGCAATGACATTAACACCTACGGCGAATTTCGCGTACACGTCTATAGGTCTGGTGCCGAGATAGGCACGGACATTCAAGGCGTGATGGACGCAAGCGACCCCTACGACATAGACCCACACCCAGACCCGGAAGATGAGGCGATAACCGAAGATACTACAGGCAATGGGGAAGTGACCTATACGCCGGTAGTAGTCAAACGTGGCACATCTACTAAGGCTTTAGATACACAGTTTTATTTCGTGCTGAAAGACGCAGCAGGCGTTTACCTCAATACGGACAGGGATACGCCTAAAGCAAGCCAAACAGTGACACGGGCGCACTGTCAGCAAGCCGGTGGCGATGTGTCGGTAACTATCACAAGCGTAGATTAGGTTATGGGCACAACTAAAACACAGGTAGTTAAGTACATTCGCAAAGGGGATAAAGGAGACCCCGGCGCGAATGCGCTTGACATTGCTGTTAATCCGTCAGTAATTTTGCATAAGAAAACAGCAGCAAGCGGCGCGATATACATCATTGCCGTCTCTGTGACGGATGGGAACGAAAAAATACCATACAAAGATGGTAGCACGGATGGCTTTCTGTGCACAAAATTTCTTGAGACTTTGCCGGACGGTGTAAAATGGAATTGGACGGCCAGCGGATATTATTTTTATCATTTTTTAGTTTTTGACGCGGATACGAGTGCAAACATCCAGCTTTCATTTACCATAACATATAAAGGCATAAACCATACACGCACTGTTGTTATTAAAACGGTAGAGGACGGTAGTAAAGGGGATAAGGGAGAGCAAGGCGCAGTGCTTCGCGGGCCGCAAGCGTGGGCAGATTGTTCTGTGGGCTATGTTTTCCAAGCAGGCGGAGAAGATGAGAGCTGGAAAGATGTTGTACTTTATAACAATAACTATTACAGCTGTGTCAAAAGCCATGCAAAAACAGCGTCAAACTATCCGGGAAGTGCGGCTGATGTAACTAACAAGTATTGGCAATTAGGCGATAAAATAGAATTGGTTGCAACAAAAATCCTGTTGACAACTTATGCGCTTGTTAAAAATCTGGGCGTGGAAGTTATCGACATGAAAGACAGCAACGGAAATGTAATTTTCCAAGCCAAAAACGGCAATGTGATTTGCAATACTGGCACATTTAAAGATGTAAAGGTGGGCGGCGTTATTACGGCTAACTTGTTTTACGGCCCGACACTATCCGTAACATCTGCGTCAAGTAGGACGTACACGATAGACCCAGTGAATGCGCCCTATAATTGTTATTTTATAAACGAGCCTACAAATACAAGATTTATCGTGCTGCCGAAAGCAGCTGATTATGACGGTTTGGAAATACAGGTGTTCACAAAAGTAACAAAATGGAATGGCGATAAGATGACATTTATACAGGCGCAAAGCAGTGATAATCTGTATATAAAAGCAAATGCCTTTCAAGTGGCCACGTATGGCAGTTCGATAAAATCTATTACCGTTGAAAGCCAAGATGCGGAATACAAAAACTACAAAGGAACAACCGCGTATATGTGTCCGAATGCTATGTGTAAATTCAAAAGCATTAACGGCAATTGGTATGCGATAGAGGGCATATTTACAGGAGAGTAAGCAACTTAAAGATAAAAGATTATGGCAACAAAAAAAACAAAAACTTTGGCGGCAGTATCTGCCGTGTCAACCGTGAACACAGACCAGTATATACCGTTGACTGATGGTAACGGCAATGTAACAAGGGTATCACTGGCGAACCTCAAATCGGCGTTATTGGCAGGCATGGACTTAAACGCCATAAATGATGGCGTATTTATCATGTTCTACCGTAACAGTGATGACTATCCGCTGGCGGTAAAACCGCACAAGTGGGCAAGCTATCAGAGTAGCGGCGAAATAGCCGAGGGTGTGTTAGTCGTAGAGGGCGGCAAAATGCTGGTGGTAGCACCTACGGAAGCTACGCTGACATGGAGCAGTGCAGCGGTAAGTGCAGGCGGCAAAACTACCACAGACCGATTAACCGCATTGGATGACTGGGCAGGAAAAACAAGTACAGCCGAGCAGGTGAAGCACAGCGAGTGCAACATGACAAACTATGCGCCGGGCTTTTGTCACGCCTACAGCAGGGCAAATGCAAACGGCAAAGGACTGACCGCCGGGCGTTGGTGGCTGCCGTCTTTGGGTGAGTTGATGATGATTTATGCGAATATGCGCAAAATCAATTATGCACTATCGCTGATTAACGGTGCTACGCAGTTGGCAGAAACCGCATACTGGAGTAGTACCGAGTACAGCGCGACCTATGCGTGGCATTTGACCCTCTACATTGGCACCGCGTTCGGCTGGAATACTAAGGCTACGATCCAGGATAGGGTTAGGCCCGTTTCAGCATTTTTACAATAATTAGTAGTTAAACTTTAACCTTAAAAGTGCGGCGGTAGCCGCACAAGACAAAGAAATTTCCTTTTATCTGCAAAGCGCAAGAAAATTGAGATATGAACAAATCGAAACTGGTATCTAACACGCAGATATATTTAGACTGCCGTAAGCTGTTAGATGAAATACTGGATATTACGCCGAGCTTTCCGCGTGCCTATAAATTCAGCATAGGCAACAAGATGCACGATATAGGTGTGGACTTAATCAGCGAAATATCGGCTGCGTACATCAACCGCGACAAGCAAGTGCGCATACAGCATTTAGTAAATTTCCAGTCCGAGTTTGAAGTATTGAAAACTTTGCTGCGCATTGCAGGTGAAAGGAAATGGATATTAGGCAGAAGCAGGCACGCAAATATTATCGAGTTGACGGACGCGATAGGCAAACAATCTACTGCGTGGAAGAACTCACTATTAAAGGTTATCAGCAGCATGGATAGCGAGTAAATGCCAGATTTGGAAAGTTACGACTAACCGAGCGTGCAAGTTATCTGTAAAAATGGGCTGCGCACTATCTTTTATAGTTAAGACCAAGCAAGTGCAGCACGGAGTTGCGAGTACAGCACGACCAATGCGTGGAATTTGAACCTCAACAATGGCAACGCGAACAACTGGAATACTAAGGCTACGAACCAGAATAGGGTTAGGCCCGTTTCAGCACCTTTACGGATATACCAACACACTAAGTAGATAAAGAGGATATGGTTACAACGGACGGGATGTTAGAGGCATATTTTGACTGCCGCAAAAGCAAGCGGAGAACAGCCAGTGCCATAATGTACGAAATAGACTACGGTAGCAAGTTAATAGCACTTCGCGACCGTATCAATAACCGTACCTACCAGCCGGGTAAGTCTATCTGCTTTGTCGTAACGCGCCCACGATACCGAGAAGTATTTGCGGCCACTTTTGAGGACAGGATAGTACACCACTGGATAGCCCTACGGTTAGAGCCGCTTTTTGAACAGGTGTTTAGTCCGCGCACGTTCAACTGCCGGAAAGGTAAAGGGCAGCTGTACGGCGTTACCATGCTTTATAACGACATAAAAGAGTGCAGCCGGAACTACACCCGTGACTGCTATGTAGCCAAACTGGATTTGCAGGGCGTTACCATGCTTTATAACGACATAAAAGAGTGCAGCCGGAACTACACCCGTGACTGCTATGTAGCCAAACTGGATTTGCAGGGCTTTTTCATGTCGATAAACAAAGCGATGTTAGCCGACATGATAGACGCATTTGTGGCCGAATACTACAAAGGCGATGACGTGGAGGATGTGCGTTATCTGTGCCGTGTGGTTATCCTGCACAGCCCGGAAAAGCACTGCGAACGGCACAGCCCACTGCACTACTGGAACTATCTGCCGCCTAACAAATCACTGTTTACAAATGGCGATGGGCTGGGCGTAGCCATAGGCAATTTGTTTGCGCAGCACTTCGCAAATTTCCTGCTTAACATTCTGGACTGGCATCTGCTGAATGATTTAGGCTTTGTCTATGTCGGCAGGTATGTAGATGATTTCTACATAGTGGATGTGGATAAACAGAAGATATTAGCGGCTGTGCCGAAGATTAGGCGACTGCTGGCTAAATACGGTCTGACCCTGCACCCTCACAAATTCTATATCCAGCACTACACTAAAGGCGTAGAGTTTACCGGGAACATAGTAAAGAAACAGCGTATATATGTCTGCAACCGCACGCTGAAAAACTTTGTTATGGCAGTGCGCAGGCTCAACCGGGCCTACACCATAGAGGAAGTGGAACACGCAGTTAGCAGCATAAATAGTTATCTGGGCTTCATGCGGCACGCCAACGAATACGGCAAGCGGCGAAAGATACTAAAGATGATAGAGCCGCAGGCGTTTAAGTGGGTTTATATCCGTGGCCACTTCGATACGGTGGTGATTAAGAAGAAATACAAGAAAAGAACGATAACCCTACAACGCATAAGAGATGGCGACTATTGACAAAAGAGAGCCGGAAGCCGTGCTGCACCTATCCGGGTTAGACACAGAATTAGTGCAAGCGCTTGCCAAACACTGGCTGGTAATTGCAGAGCAGCAAGATAACCAGATTATATTAACGCTATACAAGCATGACAAATGAAAGAGATTATAACTACAGTGGTGGCACTGGTGACTGCGTTAGGTGGATGGGAGGCGATTAAATACCTACTGAACCGCAAAACTAATGCCCGGATAGCAGATGCAAACGCTTTCAAGGTGGAACGGGAGGCACTGATAGAGGATTACAAGCGTGTGCAGTGCGAAGTGGACGAACTTAAAAAACAGGTGGCGAAACTGTACACGGAAATAGACACTTTGAAAAATGACCGCCTAAAGCTGATGCAGGAAAAAGGCGAACTGGAACTGGCACTAAAAGAAGCCGAAAAGCACGTTTGTTTGCAGCCGGACGATAAATGCCTGCAACGGCTGAACCCTAACGACAAATGCCGATTACGCAAGCTGCTGCGCGGCGAATATGCCAAAGACCACCCGGATGCAATACTGACCGAGGAGGATATGAAACGTAAACCAAGTGACGAACCTATAAACAGTAACGAAAATGAGAAAGATAACCCAAGTGATAATACATTGTAGCGCAACCCCGGAGGGGAAAGACTACACAGTAGAGGACATAGACCGCTGGCACCGTGACCGTGGTTTTGACTGCATAGGCTATCACTATGTGATATACCGGGATGGCAGCGTACACAAGGGGCGCGATGTCGCCAAAATCGGTGCGCACTGCAAGGGGCAGAACGCTAACAGTATCGGCGTGTGCTATATCGGTGGCATGACCGCCGACAACAAGCAAGCCAAAGACACCCGGACACCCCAGCAGAAAGCCGCGCTGCGTGCTTTGGTTGCGCAGCTCAAACAAGAATATCCGGGTATAACCGTACATGGGCATAATGAGTATGCAAACAAAGCGTGTCCGTGCTTTAACGTGCAAACAGAACTGTAGCCTATGAAACATTTAGCATGGCTGGTTTGCGTCCTGCTGTTGACAGGATGCACCACAACAAGAAAAGCAACTTACCAAGTGCGGCAGGATAGTACATACAATGCTTCACACAGACTGGATAGCCTGTTTAGGGTAATGCTGCAACGTGATAGCATATACCAGCGTGACAGTATCTATATCTATGAAAAGGGCGATACCGTCACCAAGTATGTAGAGCGAACCAGATACAAGCTGGAAACACGCACCGATACTTTATATCGTGACCGTCTGCGTATCGATACACTGGTGGTGGTACGCACTGACAGTGTCAGGGTGGAAAAGCCGGTATATATCGAAAAGCAGTTAAGGTGGTATGATAAGGGCTTTATATGGGTGGGCCGTCTATGCTGCATAGCGGCTATCCTGTGGGGGCTTTTCCTGTACCTTAAACGCAAATTCTGATTTTCCATAATCAAGACCGCACCAACCCGTGAGGGCCGGCGCGGTTTATTTCATTTTGTACCATGCAGAACGTAGTCTATTACTTTGCGGTTTGCAGCGTCTATCTTATCCCGGCTAAACTTAATGTACACCCCGGTTATCTTTGAACCGTGAACGTGGCCCAAAGCCTCACTGATAGTGTCCTTTGGTATATCCAAGTCTGCGGCGTATGTAGCCCAAGAGTACCGCGCCCAATACGATGTAATAGCAGGCTCAATGGGTGACATTATCGGTAGGTGGTTTTTGGTGTACTGCGGTTTGCCACCTACCGTTTTAACCGGCCCTATCTTTCGCAGTGCCGCATTAAGATGTGCCATATAGTCTTTGTAATTGTCGTATGTGTCGAACGGTGCCAGCAGGTGTTTTTTGCCCCGGTAGCGGTCTAACAAGTCCTGTATTTCCGGCTCAATCTTAATACTGTAGAACTTACCTGTTTTCGCCCGTCTGTACTCTAACCTACCGTCCACTATATTGTCTTTGGTAAGCGTGGCTAAATCCACCATGTTAATGCCAATAAGGTAGAAAAGCAGCATAAACACATCCCTATATTCTGTGTCGTATGCCGACAACTGGAGTTTAAGCAGCTGGCGCATTTTCTCAACCGGCAGTACGCGCATGGCCGTTTCTTCGGACGGTATGCGGTAGTTTCGGAACGGGTAGTTTTGCGTTATGTTTTCATCCAGCGCATAGTTAATGACATTGCGAAGGTTGCGCAGGTGCATACCCCGGCTGTTTACTGACAGACCATGCAGGGAACTATAAAATCCGTCTATCCATAGTTTCGTTATCTTTCCAAACTGTATCTGGTAGGGATTACAGTAGGCAGTCAGTTTCTTTAGTGTTTGCTCAAATAGTGTTTTAGTGCCGCCGGTCTTTGTGGCGATGACCGTTTCAAACAGCGTGCCGAGGGTAAGAACACCGACAGTAGGACTTTCCAAATCCAAGTCGGTAAGCATTTCACGCAGTTGCGGCCCGGTAAGATTACCCCACTGGCCGTTTTCGCGCAGTTCTAAGATGCGGTTTGCCACACGGGTAAGCAGCGTATCTAACACCGAGTTTATGCGCTTTGCGCTTTTGCCTGTGGCCCGGCTGGTAGTGCTATCCCATTCATCAGCGGATAGGAAAATGCCGGTGGCGAGATACAGGTTTGTACCATATCCCACGGCGATTTGCACGGGATATGTGCCGTCTTTGAGTTTGCGCCGGGTATCAAGGCGCAATTTTGATTTTGCCATAATCTTTGCTTTGCTTTTGCTGACTTATAGCTGAAAAATATCCCCAAATATACCATAATCTACCATATTATTAACCACCAGCGACCACTTTTTAACCGTTTTTATACTATTTGCTGATTTGAAAATTTGCTGACTATTTTATGTAAGTTACTGATATATAGTGCTATACAAAATTTTCCATCCGTTAAAATGG